AAACTCCGCACTCTATCCGACCATCTTCGCACGTAGCACCGCAGTACCGCTTTACTCTGTTTGCCAGCTTTGACGAAAAGAACTTTATAGAAGCAGCAAAAAATACTTCTTGACAACGAAGGTTAAATCTGTTATAATATATAAAATATTTGGAGAATATTATGGCAATCGTAAAAGGGAGCTTAGGCTATACTACCAGCGGTAGAAAGAGAAAAAGACTCAAGAAAACCAGAAAACCTTATGTGGTAGGCAAAGTATTAAAGTCAAGCCCTGCTCAGAGAGATAGGTTAAAAGCTATTCAAGAAGAACAAGCAAAGTATCCTTCTCTCGATAGTACGAAACCTATAAAAAATACAGACAATAGCTATAAGAAAGAAGTTAGTAAAAACTATACTGTTTCCATAGCTTATAATAAAGGCGGATATCAAGTAATATCTAAGGACAACATAAAGGACATTGGAAAATGAAAATAACAGACTTTGATAATTGGTGTACCTATATGTATGAAGAAAACTGCTTAGAAAGACATAGGAATGGTCAAGAAGCTTTTTCATCAAAAGAAGAGTATGTTAGTATGTACTCAAAATGGTTAAAAGAACGACATAAACAACATTTGAAGGAAAACAATTGGTCAGAAAGCATTTATCTATCATAAAGGATCACCTAGAGGAAGCGAACGAAACTTACTGGGAACATTTTATTTGTTCCAGTAAGTACGCTTTATTATTTCTTAGTTTATTTTTTACGAGTTTTTTACACGCTGTGTTGCCTTGTTTCTTTTTAACAAGGGCAAAAGATACAGTCACGCAAATAAAAGAAGAAATAGCAGACAGGAAAGAGTGCTAAAGAAACCAAAAACACCAGAAGAAGAAAAAGCCGATTTTTATAGAAGAGGCTTTTGGCTTTGTTTTGTTTATGTGCTTTATGATACTCTGCACGCCTTTGGGTGGATATAATGGATAATAAACCAGTATGGACTTTTAACGAAAAACAGACGTTAGCAAGAGTGATGGAGTATATAAGTGAAACTTATGAGGCACACTACTCACAAGGAAGGATTCAAGCAACAGAATTTATAGCAGATCAAGGATTGGCAGAAGGGTTCTGTTTAGGAAATATAATTAAATATGCTCAAAGATTTGGTAGAAAAGGTATCAATTTTGAGGATAAGGAGTATGACCTATTTAAAATCATACATTATGCTGTTATTCTATTACATACAATAGAACAACAGGAAGGCAACAAAAAATTCTAGGAAGGGCAAAATCTATGAATTATGGAAGATATAACATTATTACAGGTATTTGCATCTTGCTGGATAACAACATGGTATTTGACTGTTGTTAGGACATGGAAGTTAATTAAACATAACCTCTATTTACAAGCACCAAGACTTACCATGAGCAATAAACCGGGCTTACACTTTCTTGTGTATAGCCTTTCAATAAATCTCATGCTACCACTCATCGGCTTTCAAGTCTGTTTTTCAGATGATATGAGAGATAGATGGGTGATAGCCTATGTTAATGCATTAGTAAGGAAAAACAAATGAAAAAATTATTAGCAGTTGTACTGTTGTTTTCTGCTTCAAACGTACACGCGAATTGGATTATGGAAAGATTCGACCTTAATGAAGATGGCGCTATTGAAAAGAGGGAGATAACTCTCTCAGGTTGCACAGTTAGAGCGGGAACGTTCGAACACGCAGACAAAAACAATAACGGCGCTCTTTCTGGTAAGGAAGCAAGAGATGCTACAGCGTATCTCTTTAACAGGCGAAGATGTCCCGAAATGAAGAATATTCGTGGATAGAAAGCGATGGACAACAACAAGTATGGAAGACATGCTGGTTGGGACGACAAGGTAAGTTGGATAACTATTTCTATTATAATAGTATCAACCCTTGTAAACGTATACCTTTCTTTTAATTAAAGTATACCTAACCTAGAACAAACAAAAAATAGTTCTTGACAACGCCCTTATAATATTGTATAATATTGTAAATATTTGGAAAAAATATGGGCGACAGATTTTATCAACAACAGCTGGAAAAGTTCGGTACTTGTACTGGCTTTAAAGGCACTAAACGGAGAAGAAAAATGGCTTGGACAGATGAAAGCAAAGCGCAAGCAGTGGAAATGTACACCGAGAATGATCCGACTCCCGAAACCAGTATGGAAATTGTCAAGGATATTGCTGACGAACTAGGTGAAAGCCCTAACGGCGTTAGAATGATCTTGACTAGAGCTGGTGTCTATGTTAAAAAGACACCCTCTAGTTCTTCTGGTTCAAATGGTGGATCAACAGGCGGTGGACGAGTCAGCAAAGCAGATGCTCAAGAAGCATTAGCGGCTGCCATTTCTGACGCTGGTCAAGAAGTAGATGATAGTATCATTTCTAAATTGACTGGTAAAGCTGCGGTCTACATGACTGGCATTATAAATGCACTAAACTAAAAAATACTGCCATTACTAAAAAAGAAAGAGTTTTCTTTAAAGTAATGGAGTATTTTAGTGGAAAAGTGGAAATTCAAAGAGATAGTTAGTGAATGCGAAGATGCAGTAATAACTTATAGAAGTACAAACTCTAGAAAGTTAAAGTATAATGTGTGCACACTAAACTTTGATAATAAGCACATACAGAGCAAAAAGAATCGGGCTACAGAGTCAGATGATACTGTCTTACTTTTTTGTTGGGACACGGATTCATATCGACTACTAAAACCAGCCAATGTAACTAATATCGTTCCTCTACAATCAATTTTGAGGAAGAAAAGATGAAAATACATGAGGCACCCGAGGTTTACAGTAAATTAGTTCATGAATCCGAAGATGGAACAGAACAAGTAAGGCTAACTGTCAATGAATTTAGAGGCGTAGAGTATCTACATCTTAGAAAGTATTACTTAGATTTTGAGGGGGACTTTAAACCTTCAAAAGATGGAGTTTCTATGCCTCTAGACTTTTTCAACTCAAAATCACTATTTGAAGGCTTGGTCGAAATTCTATCCCTTGCCGAAACCAAATCAATTCTTGAAACTCACTTCAAAGATATTTTAGATGAAATTTACCAAAACTAAAAATATTTCTTGACACAATCCCAAAAATTTGATATAATATTCATTATGAATATTTTTATATTATCCGAAAACATTGACAAATGCGCAGAGTATCATGTGGACAAACATATTGTAAAAATGCCACTTGAGTCTGCTCAAATGCTATGTACAACTCATTGGATTCAAAAGTATTTAGGGTATGTTCCCCGCAAAATCAATGCAGAGGAGAGAGCTATACTTAAAGAAGCTAAGAAAATAGAACCTAGACCTTTCCCATATTTACCTACAATGGAAAACCACCCTTGTACAATATGGGTTAGAGAATCACTTGACAACTACGAGTGGTTATATTGTTTAGCATTAGCACTTAATGATGAGTATGGTTATCGATATGGTAAATCACACAAATCTGTAGATCAAGTAATTCTTAGATTACCTGAAATTGATTTACCGCGTAAAGGACTTACCCCATTTGCTCAAGCAATGCCAAATGAGTATAAAAATAAAGACGCAATTACAGCATATAGAAAATACTACATGGAAGATAAGTATAATCTCTTTTCATGGAAATATAGAGAGGTACCAGAATGGCTAACTCAATAAAAGAATTACTAAAAGAAGCATCGATGGCATATTATATGGGCGAACCCATGATGTCAGATGCTGAATTTGATATTTTAGCTGCTTCTGTAAACTTCACAGATGTTGGTTATAGTAGTAAGGACAACAGAATAGCTCATGTATATCGTATGTATTCACTTCAAAAAGTCTTTGAAAACGAACACACAGAAAAAAACCCACTCAAAAACTATAATGGTAAAGTAATATGGACTCCTAAACTTGATGGAGCTGCTGTTGCTTTATACTATAATGAGGGAGACTTTGTGTTAGCATTAACTAGAGGTGATGGTAAGAAAGGAATAGATATAACACATAATATGCAACACCTAGTACCAAAGCGATGTGCTATGAAAGGTTTTGGCAAACAATATCCATATGCGGGAATGCTTCAAATAACTGGAGAAGTTGTAGCACCTTCAAGTATAAAAAATGCTAGAAATTATGCTGCAGGTGCTTTAAATCTAAAAGATGAAGTTGAGTTTAAAAACAGAGACTTACGCTTTATAGCTTATGCAGCACAACCCACTACAAAAGAATACTGGACAGAAGAATTAGAAGTATTAAAACTATGTGGTTTTGATGTAATTACACAAGAAGAATGGCATGAATATCCTACAGACGGCATGGTTTGTAGAATAGATAATCATAAACAATTTGAAGCTTGGGGTTATACATCACACCACCCGAAAGGTTCTTATGCTTTAAAAAGGATACAAAAAGGTGTAGAAACCAGTTTAGTTGATGTAGTATGGCAACTAGGTAAATCTGGAGTAGTTTCTCCAGTAGGAATTCTAGACCCTGTTGAAATAGATGGTGCTACTGTTAGTAAAGCAACTTTACACAATATGGCATACATTGAAGGACTAAAGTTAGAAATTGGTTGTAAAGTGGAAGTAATACGAAGTGGTGAAATTATACCACGAATAGTAAGGAGAATATACTAATGCTTTTGCTTTACACGGAAGAACAGTTATATAGAGCATACAAAGTATTTATACGAGATTATTGTCCTATGGAACATATGATACCTACAATAGATATTTTCAGACAAATGTTTGAAGAAGACGAAAGCATACAAGCACTAGCAGACAGAGAAATATATGACCACTAAATTTAAAACACCTAAATTAACTAAGGATTGGTATATAAAGTGGGGTTCTTCTGCCATTATTTTGATGGCTATGGTATTAAGATCAACTGGAGAGTTTCCTTTTGCTGATATGTGTCTTTCTTTTATAGGTTGCGCAGGTTGGATAGCGATAGGAATAATGTGGAAAGATAAAGCCATATTAGTATTAAATGTAGTAGCTTGTTTTATATTAGCTACAGGCATAGTAAATTCATTGATAGGAGTTTAGATGAAAGATTTATTTAAAGTAAAAGACGCAGACAGATTAGGATATGGTGTATTTGCTGATGTGGATATACCCGAAGGTGCAGTTATTCTTGATTTACTTAAGAACAGCACTTGGAGAGCTGAGAGTAGTAGAACTTCTATACAAATGGGACAACTGCACATAGAAAGTCCTGTTGGTAGCTATGTAAATCACCATTGTAGACCTAGCTCTAAAATAGTACTTCTTCTAAAGTCTTTAAAAGGAGAGGACTATATAGTACCTACTTTTGTTGGTATTACTGGTTCTCTTACAAGTGTAATATTTAGTGATCCTAAACCTGTATTGATCGCTACTAAAGATATTAAAAAAGGTGAAGAAATAACTTTTAATTATAAAGAAACAGAAGATGTAATTACTAATCCTTTTTATTGTGCTTGTTGTAATAAAAAAATAATCGGAAAAACAGAATTAAGAATAGATTACGAAGGGGAATAAAAATGGCAAATCACGTATATTTTAATATAACATCAGACGAACCAATGGAAAATTGTTTCAAGTCAGAAAAATTCACAAGAGACTATGGCAATGGACCTTTTGAGCTTACAGAACTTGTAAATGTATGTAATCAACCTTTTATGCAAGAAGCTATAAAAGATGAAGAAGTAGATGAAGACGGTTGGCCAAAGGACTCTTGGAACTGGCACGTAGATAACTGTGGTGCAAAATGGGTTAACCTTGAAGATGCAGATGAAAGTTATTTACAAGGATACTCGGCTTGGTCACCACCAATACCAATGTTAGAGCATCTTGCTAAATTTGCAGGAGTAGAACTCAGAATGACTTACGAAGATGAGTTTCGTAATTTCATAGGAGTTGCTTGGGCAGATGACGAAGGACTTAGTTCTTACGAAGAATTGGAAGGCGGAGATCTTAATCAACTATTATTAGATGAAATAGGTTGGGAAGACTTCCCAGAAGATTTTGACTGGTATGAACCACTAGAAGCATTAGATGGGGACGTTCCTAGCGAGTGGATAGATGATGCAGTTTACAACTGGTTTGAAAATCAGTAATGGAGTATTATTTCTATAATCCACACACTCAATGTGATTGGACTGAAGATTGGACAGAAGAACAAAAGAATAAATTTTTAGAGAAACATGCGTGGATTATAGAACTTGAGGATATACTTATGGCAGGAATATACAATGAAACATACTTTAATAATCACCCACTAGAAAAAGAAAGAGATGGCGTCCTATACGGAGTTATTCTAGTCAATAAAAAATCGTGGGCAAGAGAATGTATCAAAGTAGGAATTGCTTCTGGCAAGGACTGGAGGCACATTATAAAGCGTAGTCGTGGGTTTAAGGGGTACGAAATTCGTATTCAAAGAACCTACCACGATACCCTTTATAATGTATGGAAAAAAGAACAACAACTACATGAAAAATTTAAACATGACAAATTTAAACCTGAAGTCAAGTTTGGAGGTTGGACAGAGTGTTTCGAAATTAATTCGCTTATTCTGTCGGACTTCCCAAAAAATAGTTCTTGACATGGCACCCTAAATTTGTTATAATATATATTATATTTAATGATGAGAGTAATGACGCAACAAATTTTACCACCCGCTAATTGTCCAGCTTGTGGCTCGATATTAGAGTGGGAAAAAGATCAATTATATTGTAGGTCAAACACTTGTAGTGGAAAGACACATAAGATGATTGAGCATTTTGCAAAAACTCTTAAAATTAAAGGTCTCGGACCAAAGACTATAGAGAAACTTAAGGTATCTAGTATTCATGATTTGTACCAAATACCTTTGGAAATGATGATAGATGCTTTAAATTCCGAGAAATTGGCAGTAAAACTTTATAGAGAGATAGAAAATAGTAAGAATACTGATTTAGTAGATTTATTACCTGCCTTTTCTATAAAGCTAATAGGACGCACGGCTTCTAGTAAAATATGTTCGATAATACGAAATGTTGAAGAAATAGATGAAGAAAAATGTAAAGAAGCAGGTCTCGGTCCGAAGGCTACTGACAACTTAATAAATTGGTTAATAGAAGATTTTACTAACGGATATGATAGACTACCTTTTAGATGGCAACAAATTACCAAGATTGAATCTAAAAGCGCAGACAAAGGCACAGTATGTATATCAGGTAAGTTAAAATCCTACTCTACAAAAGCAGCCGCGAAGAAAATTTTAGAAGAACAGGGCTATATTGTAAAAAGTAGTTTAACAAAAGATGTAAATATTCTAGTTAACGAAAGCGGTATACAATCCGCAAAAACTAAACTAGCCCAAGAAAGGGGCGTAACAATAATAACAAACCTTAATCATTATTTGGAGAACAAAAATGGCATTACCTAAATGGACAGATGAAAGAACTGCAAGTCTAACAGACTTCGTTGGTTCAGAAAGCCCAATCTCTCAAGCTACTGTTGCTGAAGCAGCAGATCACCTAGAAACATCAACTCGATCAGTTTCTAGCAAGCTTAGAAAAATGGGTTATGATGTTGAACTAGCTTCTTCAGTATCTAACAGAACTTTTTCTGAAGATCAAGAAGCAACTTTGCATCAATTCGTTACTGACAACAGTGGTCAGTACACTTACGCAGAAATCGCAGACACTTTTGAAGGTGGCTCTTTCTCTGCAAAATCAATACAAGGGAAAATTCTTTCTATGGAACTTACTTCCCATGTTAAACCAGCTGAGAAACCTCAGTCAGTCAGAACTTACTCTCCCGAAGAAGAAGCTACATTTACTACTATGGTAAATGATGGTGCATTTGTTGAAGAAATCGCAGAAGCACTTGGCAAGACTGTAAACTCTATTCGAGGAAAAGCTCTTAGCTTGTTAAGGTCTGGCGACATTAACGCCATTCCTAGACAAAAGGAAACTAAAGGCTCTAGTAAAGCTGATCCTTTGTCTGAACTTAACGGTGAAATCGAAAACATGAGTGTTGAAGAAATCGCTGATGAAATTGGCAAAACTGTACGAGGCGTTAAGACTATGCTTACTAGGCGTGGACTTACTTGCGCGGACTATGATGGCGCTGCTAGAAAAGAAAAAGCTTCTAGTTAAATTTCAATGAGAGGGGCAAGGAGGTTTTACCTTCTTGTCCTTTTTTTCTGGGTAGAGAATGAATTTAACTTCTGCATTACTAAAACAGATTATTACACAAGAAGATTTTGATACTTGGGGTAGTTTACGGGAAAATTATCTAACAAGTGAATATCAACAGATTCACCGTGTAATGGCTACATACGTCAAAAATTACACAAAGCTCCCAACTTTTGAGGACTTAAAATTATCTATTAGAGATAGAAGTTTGCGTGAAAAAATCTTTGCTATTGAAGCAGTTGATGTTGACGTTGATGCTTGGTTGTTGTTAGAGTATCTAAAAAATGAATACACACAAGTAGAAATATTAGGTGAATTAGAAATATTTATAGATAAAACTGTAGCAATATCTCAAGCAGAAGAAAATGTAGAGGCACTTCAACAGATTGTATTAGATATAGGCGACAGAGTCGATCTAAAAGCACCTGAAGAAGATATGTCAGTAATAAATCTATTTGAATCACAAGATGAGATTAAAAAATACTTACCTCTTGGATTAAATCAAGATTACGATCAGAAGTTAAAATTCTCTCCCAGAGATCTGGTGCTTGTGGGCGGTCGCAGAGGTGCTGGTAAAACATTTACTTGTGTTAATATTGCAAGTAATGTTTACGATCAAGGCAAAAGTTCTATATACTTTACAATCGAAATGGACAGTCGATCAATTCTACAAAGAATGTGTGCAGTAAACACAGGGGTTCCAGTAGCAAGACTAATTACTAGAAATCTTGCAGATCAAGAATGGAACAAAGTAGGAGAATGGTGGGCTGGACGATTTGAAGGAGGAAAGGAACTTTTACCTGATTTCTATAAAACTAAGGACTTTGATAAATTACATAGTGATTTAATGAAAAGAAAACTTACAAAAGATAGACAGATAGAGGTAGTCTACGATCCTGCACTTAGTTTATCTCGTATTCGACAAGAATTAGAGAGCAAGGTAGGTCAAACAAACGTTGGCGTTATTATAGTAGATTATCTAAACCAAGTACGACGCCACAATGCACCTAGTAGGTCTGGTCAATATGACTGGACAGAACAAATCGAAGTTAGTAAAACTTTGAAAAGTTTAGCACAAGAATATGAAGTACCAGTATTCTCTCCTTATCAAACAGATGCTACAGGAGAAGCAAGATTTGCGAAAGGTATTCTTGATGCAGCTGATGCAGCTTTTACATTAGAAACTTGGGAACAAGACGATAATTGTATAACATTTAATTGTACAAAGATGCGAGCAGCAAGAATGGAGGGGTTTACTAGTGTTATGAATTGGGACACACTAAAGATTGGTCCTGATAGCACAATGAACCCAAGTGAGAAAAAAGAACTACAAGATAGTATGAAAACTGGGGAAGATATACATGAGGCAATATAGTGGCAATTAAAAAGAAAAAATACGAAAAATTAGACGATGCTAATATAAAAAGAGTTATCGCAGCTCTTGAGGGAGAAACTCCTATAACCAAGAAAGAGGCTTGTGAGATGTTAAACATAAGTTATAATACAACAAGGCTCTCCAAGATTATAGATAATTTCAGAGAAGAACAAGAGTATCGTAGAAGAAGAATGTCTAGGAATAGGGGTAAACCCGCTTCTAAAGATGAGCTTAGAGAGATGATAGAAATGTATCTCGAAGGACAAACCATCACAAATATAGCTAAGTATATGTATAGATCCCCCGCTTTTATAAAAGGAAACCTAGATAGAATAGGAGTACCAACCAAAGTTGCAATAGGCGAAAAGTTTATAGTTCCAGATGAATGCGTAAAGTACGAATTTGAAGTAGGAGAATGGGTTTGGTTTCAAGACAATCGCCCAGATATCAGAGGCGGACACGCAGGAAAAATAACAAAAGAATTACCACTAAAACCAGAAAGAAGATTAGGTCATGCTTATACGATAGATTATTGGATTCCTATGGAATGGCAAGAAGGTTTTTGGGTGCCTTGGTGGCCTGGAATAAAACGAGTTAAAGGTTGGACTACTGCGAAAGCAGAAGATTTAGCATCAATACAACATCTTGTAGACGAATATGGAATAAACGAGGCAAAGCTATGAATGTAATTATATATGGAAAGAAACAATGTCCTTTTTGTGATAAAGCAAAGATGGTATGTGAACAAAGAGGATTCGATTATGAATACTATGAAATGGATAAAGATTTTACCCTAGAATTTATACAACTTAAATTCCCTAGTGCTAAAACTTTTCCACAAATAATAGTGGATGGCACTCATGTGGGTGGCTATACAGATATGATGGAGTTGTTAGATGGCTAGTGACAGAATAGGAAAGAAATCAGCAGAGTTGGTTGGAGTACCACCTTTTGAAATAGTAGAGGTTACAACAGACTTTATACTAGAGCAGGAAACTGTTGCAGAAAATATTAGAAATGTACCAGTAAACCAAAAGCTAGTAGATAGTATATTTAAAGAAGGAATACATAATCCGCACCTTTGTATGTTAAACTGGTATCCTTTAGCGGGAAGCCAAAGAATAAGAGCCGCCTTGTACATAAAAGAAAATCTTGATGAGAATTGGAACGAAGATATAGTAGTTCATAGATTCTTAAAAGATTACCACAATGTTTTTTACCTCTGGGGAGATGAGGAGTTTAGAACTCAAGCAATTGCCATC